TAACAAACAAGCCCGTCGCAAGGCGGGCGTTACCTTTAAGGGTTTTCAACATGAGAATCTTTAAAAGTGGCAAAGCGACCAGCCCAAATTGGTCGGATAATATAGGAAAAATACAATGCAAAAAGAATACATTACACAAGGTACTTTAAACGTAATTAAACGATTAAAAGGCTCACGCAATGGAAATCCTCGTTACCTTGTAGAGATTAATGGCGAGGAATTTAGAACACAACCAGATGCAATGTTCGGGTACGCTGTTACTAATTACGATGGTAAGGGGGTACTTGCAAAAGTATGTACTTATTATGGTAAACAAACCATTACATATGCCCAAGAAACTTATTTAATGGGTGATGAAGAAAACGACTTTAATTATAAAGAAACGCCACATATTTATTTGAAAATGACAGGGAGAAACTAAAATGACTTATATGAGAAAATTAAAACAGTTGATAGAGTGGAATGACGAAACTAGCCCGTCTCTAATCGATATAGAAAACGAACTAGATTATCAGGGTATAAATATGTCTACATATGATTTTTTAGATATATGTAATTCTTATATGCCAGATATTGAATTATCGGATAATAAAAAGGAAAGGGGTAAATTATGAAAGGGATGATATTACACAAAAACGATAAGATTGTCGTTATTGTCACATTTGCAAGCGCCAACCGAAAAACAGGGGACATGGCGCAAGTGTGGATATTGAATAAAGACATAGACCCTGTTACAGCGTTAAAGAGTGGCGCAAGTCAAGAAATATGCTTTGATTGCCCTCATCTAACAAACGGTACTTGTTATGTTAATACGGGTCAAGCGCCTTTGGCAGTCTACAAGGCTTATAAAGCGGGTAAATATGCGTCTTTAGACATGGATGTATTGCGAGTCATGCTGAAGTGGAAAGCGGTACGCTTTGGGGCGTATGGTGAGCCGGTTCTAGTTCCTTTGGATATAGTGGCATTCATGGCGGAGCATTCGAAAGGCTTCACGGGCTATACGCATCAATGGCGCAAGCTTGAATACCTTGAATATAACAAATATTTCATGGCTTCGTCTGATTGTGCTGATGATGTAATACAAGCGTATGCAATGGGATACCGGTCATTCAGGGTCAAAGGTGAGAACGATAGCAACCTATCAAATGAAATAGATTGCCCGAACACTACAACGGGTGTACAATGTCGAGACTGCACATTATGCGATGGAATGGGCGCACATGGTAAGGGCAAGTCTATCACGGTTGATGTGCATGGAACGGTTGCAAAGGTAAACAAGTTTAATTTAGTCAATTTATAGGGGATATTATGAGAAAACTATCAAGAAAACAAAAGAACATTTTAAAAGACTTCACAAGCTATTACAGCTATGACCAATTGCCTGAAGTAACACAATGCCAAATAGATAGAGCTAACATGTATGAAAATCTAGAAGTAGATGTTGATAGGTTTTTAACAGACCAGTATTATCTTGGGATTAATCCAAGGGTATAAAGAATAAAAACCACCCATATTATGCGCCTCTTCCTTGGCGCGGGTGTGTCCCGAGCAATTGACGTTAAACGGCTCAACCTAATTTATAACAACGTGGCGATGGTCACAAGGTGAAAACAATGAAAGATGATAAAATGACAAAATTTAGTGGTATGCAGTGGCAAATCTGGTTTAAAGATAGTAAACAAAGCGTTATTGTTATAATACCAAGATGGGACGTACAAAGCGCGCGTGACTGGTGGGTTAAACAGACAGGAACTTTGCCAACATCTATGAGTAGGGTATAAGATGGAATATTTTATATTGACAATGGGCGGGATGACGCTTATACTAATGGCACTGGTGTTTGTATTAGCACCGGAAGAACTATTAACAAAGGCGAATAACAGCGAGCGTAAGCGAGCAAGGAGTAACAAGAAATGACTGAGCAACAGCAAAACACACTGAACGACATAACGTATACATTGGCTGATAGGTACTATATTATTAAGCGTTTCAATAAAGATAGAATGGCTATCAACCAGCTAGACACAATTAGAATGTTATTCAATACGTTAGAAGAAGCACACGGGCTTATCGACGAACTAAAAAAGGAGGGGTAACCATGGGTCAAGTTAAATCACAGCTGTATGAGCCGTATATGGAGGCTCACGAGGTATTCGAACCAATCGTACCTATAAAGGTAGAACGGATAACGGACGAAGAGTTAGCTGGTCAGTCATTAATGGAAGCAATGGACAGGCTCGGGGCTTTATTAGAAAGACACAAACAATTAACAGGGAGAAAGTAGAATGAAGTATGATTACAAGAATGTTACCTACGAATGGGTAACGGAAGATGTACTAGACGGTGAGATTGTAGGCGTGACACATCTTAAACACACCCCTATTGTCACTACCAATAAAAACACGGACTGGGCATTGGTTTGCGAGGATTGGATAACAGGTGTAAAAAGCTGGGCATATGTTCTAGATGGTAAGCTGTCAAGTGTTTTCCTTAATGCTTATGGTTACACCCATAGAAAAGTACCAGCGAGATACATTAAAGAGTTTAATAATGTTAACAATAAGGAGAAAGTAACATGATGAAAGTTAAATCATACACGTTGTCAGACGGCACAACGGTAACAGTGCAAGACGTAGCAGAAAAGGTAGGTTGTAAGCTAAACACAGCGTATCTAAGGCTAAAGAAGTCCAACAAAGTAGAGAAAGTATTAATGCCTTTACAGACTAACCAGCGTAGAAAGGATTACGGAGGCAAAGACCAATGGGTGGACAAACCAGTAAAGGTAGTAATGGGTATTCCTATTAACCCTAGCTATATGGATGGTTCTTCAGCTATTGGCGGTGCTAAAGACCGTGACGGAGTTAAGCTTACTTTCGGTGAAGCCTCGAGCCTAATGAGATACCGAAGCCAACAACGTGAGGAATGGTTACACTCTAAAGGAGTTACTACAGATGACGAAGAAGACAAAGCATCCTTTGAATCACACAAAGCACTGGAGAAATATTATGGTAACAGGTAACGATAAAAGGTTAACAGACACAGAGTGGGCTATTTGGGAAGACACTTATGACGATGGTATATTGTGTACAGATTGTGTACATTGTCTAAAGACACACGAGCCACACGGAGAAGTGATAAGACACTGTACAGCTGAAGACCCCTTAAGGGATTGTATAGCCGTAGAGAACTACCACTCGTATGTCTATGACTGATACACTCTTTATAGGTATCAAAGAGGTGTATAATAGCCCTAGTAGTATAACCTTAATTTATAACAACAGGAGTAATGAAACTATGCCACATTGTAGAGCTTGCGACAAATTATTAACAGACCAAGAAGCATGTTACAAAGACAAAAAGACAGACACCTACGTAGAACTCTGTAACGGTTGTTCAGTAGTTCATAGAGATGCTGTTTACGGTATGTCTTTAACTCATAAGACCAAAACCTTTAAAAAGAAAACTACTAAGTAGTAGGCGCAAAGGGGGGCGGTACGAAAGAAGATTAAGAAGTAGCTTAGAGTGTGAGAGGGGTAGAGTTAAAGGAGTAGACTTTAGTCTATGACTTTAACGACTCTAAGCTAAATCTTAAGACCCTTGAGGTAGGGATAGAAGAAGTAGGAAAAGGTTTTATCTCTTAACCTTTTTAAGGAGTCCTTTGAAAGAGCCTCTTTAAACCTACGAGTATATTATACCATACTTTTAGACATAAATCAATAGCTAAACTGTAGATAGTTTAGATAAAAGAATAATCTACTATAAAGATGTACAGTTGTAGTGAATATCACTAAGAATATTCTTTATTTAAATTAATACCAAAACAGGTAGCATATAGTGTGTATAATTATCATTGTCTTTAACGTACAAACTTGTACAGACAAAACAAAAGTAACATAACTTTATAACAATATAGGAGTAACACAAAGATGAGTGGAATTGCAACAGGAACAATAGAGTGGGCTAAAGTACTAGGTACTGCACCCGTTGATGACTTTACACCAGCAGGTGGTACTTGGTCTATCAATCTAATTGTAGACGATAAAGAACGTAAGCGTCTAGAGAAGATTGGTCTTAAGGGTTCACCTAAGAACGCTAATATGTTTAGCTTTAAGAAGAACGCTATTGCTAAGAGTGGTAAAGCAATGGAAGCCCCAAAGGTAGTAGACGGTTCTAAGAACCCTTGGGAACAGACTAAGCTAATCGGTAACGGTTCAGAAGGTAGGGTTAAGTTCTATACTTACGAACACGCCTACTCTAAACAGTACGGTCTTGGTAAAGGTCTAGATATGGTACAAGTAACTAAGCACGTACCTTATGGTGATGGTGGTGATGACTTTGAAGTAGTAGAATCTGCTATTACAGCAACAGTCACGGACGATGACGAATTCTAAATCATCCTTTGATAGAGAACAGGCAGTGGTCAAGATGCACACTGCTTGCTCTTCTTGTGGTTCGTCTGATGCAGTAACCACATACACAGACCACACTAACTGCTTTAGTTGCGGTAACCAAGTCTGGTTTGACAACGACAATACATATAAAGTTGAGGGGTCTTCTAATATGTCTAAAGAATTAACACAGAAAGAACAGGAAGCGTACACAAGAGCTTCGTTCCAAGCATTACCAGATAGAGGCATAACACTTGAGACTTGTAAGAAGTACGGTGTTAAAGTAACAGCTATGGGGTCTATCTTAATGCCATACTACGACACCATCGGGTCTACGTTAATTGGCTATAAGGTACGGACTAAAGATAAACAATTCAAGATAGCTGGTTCAACAGGCAACACGCTATTTGGTCAACAACTATTCAGTGGCAACGGCAAGTACCTCACGATTGTTGAGGGTGAACTAGATGCTCTAGCCGCGTACCAAATCAACGGCTCACGCTATGCTCATTTGTCTGTACCTAACGGTGCGCAGAATTCAGCAAAGGTAGTAGCCCAGAACATAGAATACGTAGAACAGTTTGATAACGTCATCATTAACTTTGATAACGACCAAGCTGGACTAGATGGTTTAAAAGAGACTGCGGAAGTAGTAAGCCCCGACAAGGTTAGGTTGCTGTCACTCAGAAAACATAAAGACGCTTGTGATTACCTCGCTAATAACGAGCAGACAGCATATGTTTCTGAGTGGTGGGAAGCTAAACCATATAGTGTCGAGGGTATCGTATCGGGTGACGATGCGTGGGACTTCTTTACAGAACGAGGAACAGAAGAAACTATACCGTTCCCAGAGTCTTTCGGTACACTCAACACACTACTCAACGGTGGTATCGCCCTTGGTGAACTAACAATCATCGGTGCGTACACCAGCGTAGGTAAGTCTACGTTTGTGTCTGAGATTGTGTACAACATAATGCAAAAGACAGACAAGCGTATAGGCTGTGTCTTCTTTGAAGCTACTATTGGCGAGACTATCGAGAACTTGTTAACGGTACATACTTCACAGAAGATAGCTAACATACCACAAGCAGACAGAGACTACGATGCGTACCACAAGGCGTACCTCGAGATGACAGGTAAAGATAACCTACACCTATACAACTATCAAGGTTCGTCTTCAACTGACAAACTGTTTAACAAGATGCGATTCCTTATTAAAGGTAAAGGTTGTGAGGTTATAATAATAGACCCACTCCAAGCAGGTGTGTCTTCAAATGAGAACTCGGTGATAGACGATTTTATGGACAGGTCGCTGAAGTTAGCGAAAGAAACTAATGCCTCCATCATCATAGTATCTCACCTCCGTAAACCTAATCACTCGGACGCTCACAACGTTAACGAGTACGACATGAAAGGTTCTGGGTCTATCAACCAGATAGCGTACAACACAATCCTCCTAAGTAGGGACAAGATGTCTGAGTGTTCGGTAGAACGTAACACAACCAAAGTACAACTGGTGAAGTGTAGGCGTACAGGTAACACTGGACTTGCGGGTTACCTCCAGTACAACGTAATGTCTGGTAGGCTAGAGCGTGGTGAAGAACCTAAAGTAGCGGTAGCTAAGACGGAGACAGAGTTTTGAGAATCGTCTTAGACTGTGAAACAGATGGACTACTACACGAGGTAACTACTGTATGGTGTATAGCTGTGATGGACGTAGACACAGAGAACGTAACAACATTTAGCCCTTGTCATCAAGGATTAGATTTAAGTGACTTTAATTCTTGGCTCGTACAGAACCACGTGGTTGAGATAATCGGACACAATATCATAGGTTATGACGTTCCTGTCTTAGAGAGGCTTCTAGGTGTTGACTTCTCTAAGGTAGGGGTAATAGACACTTTGGTATTATCTCGTCTGTATGACCCAACTAGACAGTCACACAGCCTCAAGTCTTGGGGTATAGAACTTAACAAACACAAAGGAGATTACAATGACTGGTCAAAGTTTACTGGAGAAATGCTTGAGTATTGCGTTAACGATATTCGAGTTACCCTTGCTATGTATAAAGTATTTGATACTGAAGATAACAGTTTATCAACTGAATCTGTTGCTCTCGAACACCGAACTGCTGGAGCAATTGGAAGACAAACTAGACGAGGATGGCTCTTAGACGAACGTAAGTCTATGGTCTTAGTTGCTGAGTTACAGTCTGAGATTGTAAACGTAACCGCTAAAGTCAGAGAGACATTTAAACCTTTGCCTGTTTTCGTACCTCTCAATCACCCCGGACAGAAGAAACTTAACAAAGATGGCAGTATATCTGCTCGTTACCAGAAACAACTAGACCTCGGTGCTGAGTGGGTGGACGATGTTTGGGGTTACTATGACTACCCCGAGTTTAATCTAGGGTCACGCCAACAGATAGGTAGATACCTCCAACACTTTGGGTGGAAACCTAAAGAGACAACAGAGACTGGACTACCTGTTGTTAACGAGAAGACACTCGGTGAGATAACAGACATACCAGAGGCAGAGTTAATCAATAACTACCTGATGTTACAGAAGAGATATGCACAAGTAACCTCTTGGTTAAAAGCACTATCTAATGATGGACGAATAAGGGGTTATGTTAACCCTTGCGGTACTGTAACAGGTAGGATGACACACTCTAAACCTAACCTAGCACAAGTACCAGCTGTATATAGTCCATACGGTAAAGAATGTAGGTCGCTGTTTGTTGTACCTAAAGGCTATAAGCTTGTAGGTATGGACGCTTCAGGCTTGGAGTTACGGATGCTTGCACATTATATGAACGATAAAGATTACACATACGAGGTATTAAATGGAGACATACACACAGCAAATCAAAGAGCTGCAGGACTTGAATCAAGAGATAAGGCTAAGACTTTCATCTACGCTTTCCTATACGGAGCAGGTGATGGCAAAATCGGGGAGATTGTCGGTGGAACAGCTAGGCAAGGTAAAGTTCTTAAAGCAAACTTCCTCAATAATACGCCAGCACTTGCTACTTTACGAAGCAGAGTTGCAAAGGCTTCTGGAAAAGGGTATCTCAAAGGACTTGACGGAAGAAGAATCAAAGTCAGAAGCGAACACTCCGCACTTAACACCCTCTTACAAGGGGCAGGTGCTGTTGTGATGAAGCAAGCACTGGTACATCTTGAGGACTATGCCAACAAGGAAGGGCTTGACTATAACTTCATTGGTAACATTCATGACGAGATACAAACAGAGGTGCGTGAAGACCAAGCAACTAGGTTCGGTGAACTAGCGGTACAGGCTGTGGTAGACACCACTGAGACGTTGAATCTACGTTGTCCTTTGGACGCTGAGTATAAGATTGGCAATAACTGGGCAGACACGCATTAATATGTTAAGGAAATGTACCTCTTGTGGCACTGAAGCCTATACCGAAGAAGACTTAGAGAACTTTGAAACATGTAAAGAACACTTACATGGTAAACGTAATAAATGCTTACCTTGTAAAAGGGAAAGTGAAAGGGTTTATAGAAAAGAAAATCCTGAAAAGGCTTATAATAAAAGAATGAAACACCACTGTCTCAATACTTATGGAATAACCCTTGAAGAGTATAAGAAAAGAATGTCTACTTCTTCTTCTTGTGAAATATGTAGCAGTACAGAAAACTTAAGCTATGACCATAACCACGACACAGAAGATTTCAGAGGTGTCTTATGTAATAAATGTAACCGTTCAATCGGACAACTAGGGGACACGTTAGAAGATATGATAAAGGTTGTAAGATATTTATCCAAACCATTCAAGTAGTGTGTTATAATAATATCATGAATACATTTAAAGAAGACTTAAAAACAGGACAGATGATAGAAAGAGACGTGCTGAAACTGTTACATACAAAACACCCAAGCGCTTTTATCATACAAGGTTACTGTAAAGAGTACGACATCTTCGTACCTGAGATAAGTAAAGGCTATGAGGTTAAACAAGACTATAAGAGCAAGTACACAAATAACATTGTTGTAGAGGTCTCTATGTTTGGTAAACCATCAGCATTAATGACAACCAAAGCACACGTATGGGTCTTTGTAACACACACCGAATACGCTTTCATCAAACCAGAGAGAATAAAAGATTGTATAGTGGAGAATAACTTACACATGAAGACATTCACAAGCAAGGGAGATACAGCATCTAAGAACGCTTACCTTGTGGATAAAGATTTACTCTTCAGCTACGCACATAAGATTGTAAATAAGGACACAGATAATGCCTAAGAAGAAACTAGAGACCCTCGTAGATGATATGAACTCCACCATACAGACTATCTGTAAAGGTGACCTGAAAATAACCCAAGAAGAAGCTGATGCCTTTGGAAAAGAAATGGCAGAGGCTTTGATACATTGGTCTACACCACAGACTGACCGTAAGAACAACCTCCGTATGTCTAACATTGGTAAACCTGAGAGACAGTTATGGTTTGACCTACAAGAAGACACACCAGCAGAGGAACATTCAGGTGCTACGTACCTACGCTTCCTACAAGGGCATCTTCTTGAGTCTCTTCTGTTGTTCGTTGCCAAGAAGTCCGGACACAAGGTAGAGGGCATGCAAGAAAAGGTAACGTGTAACGGTGTCTCTGGTTCAATCGACAGTATCATTGACGGTAAGGTAGTGGACGTAAAAACAGCGTCACCTTTCAGTTACAAGAAATTCAAGGACGGTAGACTTAGTGACGATGACCCGTTTGGTTATCTCGCACAGCTTGCTGGATATGAAGAAGGTTTAGGTTTAAAGGACGGAGGATTCCTAGTAATAGATAAGTCCTCATGTGATATTACACTACACGTCCCGATGGACTTAGACAAACCCAACGCTGTTACTTTGATTAACAATCTAAGAGGCAGTTTAGATAAGAAAGAACCACCAGCTGAGTTATGTTACCAGCCAATACCTGATGGTAAGTCTGGTAATATGCAACTAGCTAGAGGGTGTACATGGTGTAGGTATAAGACTAAATGTTTCCCTACACTGAGAACATTCAAGTACAGTAACGGATATAGGTACTTGACAACAGTAATTAAACAACCAAATGTAGAGGAGATAATCTAATGGAATTTAAAGTAATACGTTCAGGAAGAGAAGATAAGTTTGAAACAATGGTAACGGAGAGGCTTAACGAAGGTTGGAGCATACAAGGCTCTGTCTTTGTAACACCTACCGGTGCTTCGGCTATCTGTATGACAAGAGAAAAGCCGATTAAACTTAAGGCTAAAAAGTAAAGTGAGTGATACGGTTAACCACCCACCGCATTACAAGGAACACCCTTCAGGTATAGAGTGTATCCAAGTAACAGAACACATGAGTTTCTGTCTTGGTAACGCAGTAAAATATATATGGAGGGCTGACCTTAAGCACGATGACGGTGGCATTGAAGACCTATTGAAAGCCAGATGGTATATCAATAGGGAGTTGGAGAAAAGAGATGCAGGAACTTAACGAAGACTTCATAGAAGAAATAGCCAGTGAGTTTGATTCGTGCCTTATCTGTGATTTACTGGATATAGAACCAGAAGAACTGCTGAATAGGTTTGAAGACAGACTACTAGACAATATACATAAATTCAAGGGATGGGAAGAGGATGAATAACCTACCAACAGATTACCAAAACTTCATAGCCCTTAGCAGGTACGCTAGGTGGCTACCGGAGAAGAACAGAAGAGAGAACTGGTCAGAGACAGTAGCACGTTACTTTGACTTTATGGATAAGCACCTTAGTGAGAACACTGAGTACACGCTTACACCTACTACACGTAAGGAACTAGAGCAAGCAGTTCTTAACCTAGACATTATGCCTAGTATGAGGGCGTTAATGACAGCAGGACCAGCACTAGAGAAGAACCACATCGCTGGTTATAACTGTGCGTACCTAAGTGTTGACCATCCCAAAGCATTTGACGAGTGTCTATACATCCTGATGCACGGCACAGGTGTAGGCTTCAGTGTAGAAAGACAACACATTAACAAACTACCAAGGATTCCTGGTGGGTTGATTGACACACCTGAGAATCTAATAGTGGTGTCTGATTCAAAGGAAGGTTGGCAGACAGCGTTCAGCAAGTTAATAGGGTTCTTGTACAACGGTAGGATTCCATCGTGGGACTTAACCAAGATACGCCCTAAAGGCGCTCGCCTTAGTACCTTCGGGGGCAGAGCAAGTGGACCAGCACCACTAGAGGACTTGTTTAACTTTACCGTACACTTATTCAAGGAAGCTGAAGGACGCACACTGACTAGCTATGAGTGCCACCGCCTTATGTGTAAGATTGCAGAGGTAGTGGTAGTAGGTGGTGTACGTAGGTCTGCTCTTATCAGTTTGTCTAACCTTACTGATGACCGTATGAGACACGCTAAGTCTGGACAGTGGTGGATGGACACGCCTGAGATGGCACTTGCTAACAACTCCGTGTGTTACACTGAGAAGCCCGATATGAATAGCTTTATGCAAGAGTGGCTTTCGTTATATGAAAGTAAGTCTGGTGAACGTGGTATCTTTAACAGAGAAGCCGCAGTCAAGCAGGTACTCAAGAACGGTAGGCGTGATTCTGACCACCACTTTGGTTGTAACCCCTGCTCTGAGATTATCCTTAGGGATGGACAGTTCTGTAACCTTACTGAAGTAGTCGTAAGAGCTGAGGATACACAGGATTCGATTCTAGAGAAGATTAGGTTAGCTACTATGTTGGGTACGTTCCAGTCATCTTTGACTAACCTCAAGCGTTTACGTGCGAAATGGAAACATAACACAGAAGAAGAGGCACTACTTGGTGTCAGTCTCACGGGTATTATGGACCATTCATTTATGAACGGTACTAAGAAGAAAGACCATACACTTAAAGGTAGTGTAGAACTTAAATACTTCCTAGAGACTCTAAAGCAACACACAATAGACACTAATAAGTTGTGGGCTAAGAAGCTAGACATTAATCAATCAACTTCTATTACAGCTATTAAACCAAGTGGTACAGTCAGTCAGTTAGTTGACAGCGCAAGTGGTATTCACGCTAGACATAACGACTACTACTTAAGACGAGTAAGGGCTGATGCTAAAGACCCTATAGCACAGTTGATGGAAGACCAAGGCATCCCTTGCGAGGCTGACGTTATGAAGCCAGACAGTGTTAAGGTGTTTACGTTCCCTATGGAAGCACCTAAAGGCGCTGTGCTTAGAGATGACAGGACAGCACTCGAGCAACTGGAGCTGTGGCTAACGTACCAGAGACATTACTGTGAACACAAGCCATCTGTAACTGTGTCTGTTAAAGAACACGAGTGGATGGAAGTAGGTGCGTGGGTGTACAAACACTTTGACGAGGTAAGTGGTGTGTCTTTCTTACCACACTCAGACCACACGTACCAACAAGCACCTTACGAGGACT